GATGAGCGGATTATTTGTATTTGCATTTATCACACTAATGGTGATTGCCATGGAGATAACATGGTCGGTGAAAAATAAAGGAATATCAATTACTAGAACTATAATTATACTATGAGTTTTGAGAATATCATGCGGCTTAACGAGACTGATGTACACCGTTTAATCAAAGCATGTCAGGTCTATCAGGACAAGACAGGTTCTGAATACATGTGGGATGAATACCACGAGTTGATTGAAAAACTCAAAACATATCAAGAACAATATTCTGTATCAAAATGAAAGCTTTAATCACGTTTCTGGTTGTGTTATTTTTTGCTGCTCCAGTGTGGGCAGTAGATGTAGCAATGGGTGCTAATGGCAACCTAGCATTTTCACCGAATGAGATCACAATCTCTGCTGGTGACACCGTTCACTTTATCAATGAATCACTACCTCCCCACAATATTATTGTTGAGGCACGTCCAGATCTTTCTAGAGAAGCATTGCTGTTTGCTCCTGGAGAATCACAAGACGTTGTATTTGCTGATGTAGGAGATTATAACTTCTTCTGTGGTCCTCACCAGGGCGCAGGTATGACTGGCGTAGTTCATGTGGAATAAGGATTACATAACCAAAGAACAAGCACAGGAGATGATTGACGATGCAATACGAAAGCATAATCGTAACGCTGGAATTATTAGTATGTGTGTTGGCTGGATTGTTCTCGCACTTTTTGCTGAAGGTTTACTTCGACTTGTCGGAGTGATCCCTCCACTATTACCTTGGTTAAAGATAACACTATGATGAGCGGATTATTTGTATTTGCATTTATCACACTAATGGTGATTGCCATGGAGATAACATGGTCGGTGAAAAATAAAGGAACTTTTAAATGACTCTAGCACATGTCCTACTTTACGGATCACTACCCTTTATATGTGCCACCGCATATTTCGGGTACAGAAAAGGTGAAAATAACTATTATGAAACTGACGCCTACGGAGGAAATGGAACAGCGCATTAAGATGAGGTATGCGTTTGCCATGTCATCATTCGGTAGAATGTTTCGACCAGATCATATTACAATGGAGATGAGATCTATATGTATGTCATGGTCTCAAGACATAGATACTATTACACCCTCTCGATCTGACTTGTACGAAGTTGATCGATACTTCCTGGAGTTATGGAAAAAACGATATGAATCTGAACCTGAATCTAATTGAAAAGTTAAGACATGAGATCTATATGTTGAAACTCGAAAATAAGCAGCTTAAGTTAAGTCTCGAAGAAGTAAATAGTAATTGGGTACATCCCAAATCTTGCCTTCACAATGAAGACCCATGGAAAAAGTTTCTAACGTAAGAGTCACAGGTTTTTTTATATTCAGTTTTGTAGCACTGTTTGTAGTATGGGGGTTGGGTAATGCTTATCCTTATTAGATATACGATGGAACATCAGTGGAGTTTAGGTCTCCTATCAATGATCTTAATAGTAGTTCCTATTATAGGAATGGATCTCGTTCATAAATATGGGTGGGAACATTGGGAACCATTCGCGAGGAATCATAAATGAATCCAGTAATTTTAATCGGTTGTTTTACACCACTGGTTATTATTTTTTTAGTAATGAAACTCGCCGTATGGGTATCTGCAGTTAATACAGAAAGCTCTTATGTCGGAAAAGAACCTCTACGAAAACGAGGACCCTTCGTGGCAGATGCATATGCAGACGTTGATGAAGAGGAAGAGGAATATGGAGATCGCACAGATTATCGATGAAGCGATTAATGAATACTATTCGCTTCAAGGTAAGCCTGTTCCAAATTGGAGGTATATAAAAGATGTTGATTGGTGGATTGAATATTTAAAAGATTTAGGAATTGACCCTAGAAACCCATGAAATTTGAATTAGATATGGATGACTATACGATCATCCTTAATGCATTACACTACTACAAGAAAGTTGAGAAGCGAGGAAATTTCAAGCAGTATAATGATGAGCGTGTCAATAAGTTAAGAGATAAAATGTCTTATCAATTAATTCCTAGCGCAGAAAGTTGGAAATGAATTTATTATTACGTCCTTTAGATAATCCAGATGATCCTGTGTGGTCAGTAATTATTATGGTAATCCTTGCTGTGGTTGGTGCGGTTTATACCATCATATACATACTAGGAATAGATGAGAGGGAATCCCATGGGAGCATTGACACCACCAAGCAGGAAGAGTTGCTACAACTTCCGAGTGACGGAGATCAACCGTGTCCTTGATGGTGATACTATTGATGTTACTATCGACCTCGGGTTTGATTTATACAAGAAAGAAAGAGTTAGAGTTGCTGGAGTTGATACGCCAGAGAAGAGAACGAGAAATCTAGAGGAGAAAGCTCTTGGAATCGACGCAACCAACTGGCTCAAAGAAAAACTCGAAGGCACGTTGGCTGGTGATGATGAGTTGTCTGTTAGGACTGAACTTGTTGGTGGCACTGGCAAATATGGGCGTCTTCTGGGTTGGTTATACATCGGGGATGACACAGTGTCACTCAACGAACAAATGATCACAGAAGGTTATGCTCACGCATACGATGGTGGCACCAAGGATATGAATTTAGAAGCACTACGAGAGATAAGGAGAAAACATGGAACCCTCATCTAAAGAAAATGAATGGTATTGTACCATGACATTAGGAATAGATGAAGTCCGATGTCTATATGATCACTACGATTATTCAATAAGAATGTGGCCAGGTTCTCCTGCACGTCCTGCTGAAGAACAAATTCTTCTGGATATAATGAAGAAGAGAATGTTTGCCATGATGGCAGAATATAATTTTACGGAAATGTAGACAATACACAAATTGTTAGTATTCTTTACACGATTTTTACCTACATAGTCCTATAATACTTTGTAGCGTAGTGTAACACAATGCTCGGACTCTATGTATTAATCACTTGTTTTATTCTACTTGTAGCATATGCAGGTATGGAAGAAACGGTGCGTCTATTCGCGTACATTGATCTAGTAATTAGATATCAATGGGTTAAATTTAGAATGTTTATGATGAGGCGTAAATTAGAACAACAACTCATAAAGGATCTACCTGATTACAATAAACTCATAAAGGAATTAAAAGATGACCAACGATAAGGAACTGTCGGATCTCAAAATTGAGAGAAAAGAATGTCCTAAATGTGGTGCTGCTTGGATTAACGGCAAACATGTGTTTAGAGGTACTGCTGCCTCTTACGACAAGAGTGAACTAGACCTAGCTGGTTTGGTTTGCAATAAACTAGGTGACGAAACATGCATCAATCCTAGGAAAGGACAAGATGGTGGAACTACCTGGGAATATAGGTCTGGATACATTGATGGTGTGTACTCCGCAAAGAAAAAATCAATGGAAGAAATGCGTGATCAATTTGGAGATCTCTAAATACTAGTGGTGAACTAGTTTTCTTATGGCAACCGATCAGATTTATCTTGGTAATCCGCTTCTAAAAAAAGCAAATGTCAAGCAAGACTTTACCAAAGAACAAATTGCAGAGTATGTAAAGTGTGCTCACGATCCAATATACTTTACAAAAAACTATGTAAAAATTGTTTCTCTTGATGAAGGTCTGGTGCCATTTAAGATGTGGGACTTCCAAGAGGAGTTAATTAAAAAATTTCATAGAAGTAGATTCAACATTGCGAAGCTACCTCGTCAGACTGGAAAGTCTACGACGGTGGTTTCGTATTTGTTGCATTATGCGTTGTTCAACGATAGCGTAAACATTGGTATCCTTGCTAACAAAGCAAGTACGGCAAGAGATCTACTTGGTAGATTACAAACAGCATATGAGAATCTACCGAAGTGGATTCAACAGGGTGTGGTATCATGGAACAAAGGTTCTATGGAGTTGGAGAATGGCAGTAAGATATTGGCAGCTTCTACATCTGCAAGTGCTGTCCGAGGTATGTCGTTTAACATCATCTTCCTCGATGAGTTTGCGTTCGTACCAAACCATATTGCAGAGTCGTTCTTTGCCTCTGTTTATCCTACTATTACTTCTGGTAAGTCAACGAAAGTAATTATCATCTCTACCCCACAGGGTATGAACCACTTCTATAAGTTGTGGACTGATGCACAGAATGATAGGAATGGATATACCTGGCATGAGGTACACTGGTCGCAGGTGCCTGGACGTGATGAGAACTGGAAAGCAGAAACAATTAAGAACACGTCCGAGAGACAGTTCACACAGGAGTTTGAGTGTGAATTTCTTGGATCTGTTGACACACTAATCTCTGCTGCTAAACTGCGAGCACTGACTTTTATTGATCCCATCTCTACAAACAAGGGACTTGACATCTATGAAAAACCAACAACCAACGGGGAATATATTATTACGGTGGATGTTTCTCGCGGTATTGGGGGAGATTACTCTGCTTTCATTGTTTACGATATTACTACAGTTCCATATAGGATAGTAGCAAAGTATAGGAACAATGAAATCAAACCGATGTTGTTTCCCAATGTCATTAATGATGTTGCCAGAGGATATAATAATGCATGGGTTATGTGTGAGGTAAACGACGTAGGGGACTCTGTGGCGTCGATTCTAAATTATGACCTTGAGTATCCTAATGTGCTTATGTGTGCCATGAGAGGGCGAGCAGGGCAGATTGTAGGGCATGGATTTTCTGGATCTAAAACACAGCTTGGTGTCAAGATGAGTGTTACCGTGAAGAAGGTTGGTTGTGCTAACCTCAAACAAATTATTGAAGATGACAAACTTATCTTTAATGACTACGAAATTATATCAGAACTTACCACGTTCATTCAGAAGAAGCAATCCTTTGAAGCTGATGAAGGATTCCATGATGACTTGGTAATGTGTATGGTAATCTTTGCTTGGTTAGTCCAACAAGATTACTTCAAAGAACTTACTGATAACGATGTTCGTAAACGTATCTACGATGAACAAAAGAATCAGATCGAACAAGACATGGCACCATTCGGATTTATTACCACAGGTCTAGAAGGTGATGAAGGATTTGTAGAAGATGGATCTCATTGGGAGTATGGTGATACACAGGAAGATGTATCATACATGTGGAGTATCTAATGAACGTAGAAGATATGTTCGATCTAGGTACTGTTCTTTTCCAACAAAGAAAGTGTAGAGCTTGTGGAAAAACTAAAGATTTAACTACAGATTTCTATAGGTCTAGACCAGACAGGACATCTTTGTCTGCGTGGTCCTATGAATGTAAGGACTGTACCAAACAAAGAGTAACGAATAAAAGAAGAAAATATAAGGAAGATATCTATCCAGACTGGTAAAGGGTTCGTGCATTGTTTCCCCACTTGAACTTTCCAAAAATCTAAATACCTATAGATCAAATTTGGTTACTCAAGGAGAAAATACATGGCAAGTCAAGTCTCGCCTGGAATTAGATTAAGAGAGCGTGACCTATCTAATGCTGTTGTCGTAGGTGCATCGGAGATTACCGCTGCTCACGCATCAACTTTCCGTAAAGGTCCGATCGGAAAGGTAGTGAATATTTCATCACAGAAAGAATTAATTTCAGTTTTCGGTGCTCCCACCGACGCAAACGCCGAGGACTTTTTCGTAGCATCGGAATTCCTAGGATACGGCGGTCGCCTAGCAGTCGTTCGTGCTGCTACTGGCGTAAATAGTGCATCCGTAGCTGGCGGCACAGTTGTAGTCAAGAATGACGATGACTGGGCAGCAGGTAATGGTGCAGGCAACATGCTAGTTGCAAGAACACCTGGTACATATGGCAACGCACTTAAAATTGTTACTGTTGACCGTGGTGCTGACCAGCTGGCAACATTGACCGCAGCACCTGCAGGACTCGCTGTTGGTGATACAGTCACGTTCACTGGTGGTAAGAAAGCAGTCGTATACGGATGGGATGCTGGAACACTTACTGCTTCACTAATTCTGGATGATCCTAACACCAGACTAACAACTGCTGATAGCATCGACACACCTGATACTGGTGTTGTTTCAGGTCTTACTGCAGTCACCGCTGGTGGTACTCTTTATGAGACCGCATCTGCTGTTGCAACATCTGGTGGATCTGGTACTGGACTTACCCTAGACCTCACAGTTTCTGCAGGTCTTCCTCTAACACTAAATGGTGGTGCTGGTGGTTCTTCCTACGTTACAGCAACTGCTCAAGCAACCACAACTAATGGTACTGGTAGTGGACTCACTGTTGATATCACAGCTGCTGGCGGTTCTATCGTTTCTCTCGCAATCAATGCCCCAGGTAGTGGTTATGCAGTAGGAGACACGATCACCGTTGCTGGTGGTGGTAACGACGGTGGCGGTTCTATCGCTACTGTACGTGGTGGCGTTACTAGCGTTGCCGTAGCAGCAGGTGGATCTGGATACGTTAGTGGCGATACAATCACAATTGCTGGCGGTGGCGCAGACGCAACCGTCGATATTGCATCCGTAACTGATACTGCAATCACAATCACTACAGTCAAAGATTGGTACACCAACACTCTAATCCCTGGCACAAGTCTAACACTTGGTGCTATCGGTCCTCGTCCTGGTACTTCCCAGTTCGCTGCTGACAGAGGTGTTTCTTTTGACGAAATGCACTTCGCAGTTATTGATGCTGATGGATCAATTTCTGGCGCAGCAAATACTGTACTAGAAAGAGTTCTGTTTGTTTCCAAACTGTCTGACGGTAGAAACACTGAAGGCGCTGCTAACTTCTACAGAGATGTAATCGAACAGCAATCAAGCTTCTTCTTTAACGGCACAGTAATTCCTGCTGGAACACAACCTGCATCTGCTGGTGGTGGTACTTCACTAGATCAACCTTCTGCATCTTCTGCTGGCAAGTTGCTCCTAGTTGGCGCAAAAGCATGGACCCTAACTGGTGGTGCTGACGACTACGTATACACCCCTGCTGAAATTGAAGCAGCATTTGATGAGTTCTCTGATACAGAACTAGTTCCTAACCTGAACTTTGTTCTAATGGGTGGTTCGCTCGCTACCGAAACTGACACCAAAGCAAAAGCAAATAAGGTTATCAGTATCGCAGCAGCAAGAAAGGATTGCATCGCATTCGTTTCTCCACACAAAGGCAACCAAGTTGGAACTGCTGGCGCACTAACTGCGATCCAGCAAAGAGAGAACACTCTCAACTTCTTTAACGGCATGACTTCTACGTCATACGCTGTATTTGATAGCGGTTACAAGTATTTC